CGTACAACTTATTCAGATATTACTGGTTCTGTTGAAAGATATAGTGTAAACGTAGGCACTACAACTTCCCATGGATTGACTTCTGGGGATAGAATTACCTTATCTATCAATAATAGAGAAACAGAATCTATAAAAATTCTTTATAATCCTATTATAAGAAAACTTACAACAGGATCAATTAGTTTTGCTGCAGCTGCAGTCAATGTCGATGATAATACTATCAACTTACCTGGAGAAGATTTAAAGTCTGGTGATAAAGTTGTGTATTATGCAACTACTTCGGCTTCTGGCCTAGTAAATGATACTTGTTACTATGTACTGAAAGAAGATCGTGATAAAATTAAATTATGTCAATATAAGACTGATGTTGAAAAAGGAATTTCCGTAGACATTGACGGTACTGGGGGTGCGGTACAAAATCTTTATAAGGTTAATCCTGCAATTAGAGCTATCAAAAATGATACCATAACCTTTGATGTTTCTGATCCTAGTGTTTCTGAAATGGCACTAGAATTTTATGAAGATCCTGATTTTACCAGAAGAATTGAACTGATTGGTTCAGAAGAACTTGGTTTTGCTATTAACAGAACTGGAACACCTGGAACAGCTGATGCTAAGGTTGAGATACAAACAACTTTTGAAGATGTACCAAGAACTTTATTCTATACACTAGTTCCAAAGGGACCTATTGATGAAAGAAAGAATCAAATATCTAGAGATGAATCTGTTTTTGGTGCAAATAAATTAGAAATTTATCCACACTCGCTAAACACAGATTACATTATTACTAGAAGTTCTGATACCTCATATATTTTCAATCTTCTCAGAAGACCAAATCAATCTGAGAAAGACGCTTACAATAGTTCAAATTCCACAGTAACTTATACAACCACATCTAAAACAGCTGATGGACCAATTGATAAACTCAGAATTAACTTTGCGGGTATAGGATATGACAGAATTCCTACAATATCAAAAATAAAAACTAAGAAAGGCAAAAATGCCAATATTAAGTTAATTTCTGATGGAATTGGTAAAGTTGAAAAATATGAAAGAGTTAAGGATGGATTTGATTATCCAACAGATCCAACATTATCACCAGAACTGAGTACTCCTGCAGTTGTTGGTATTAAAGATATTAAGACGATTGACTATATTGGTATTACTACTGGTGGTCGTGGATATAATCAACTACCAACTCTTGTAGTACCACAAAATACAAGTATCAAACTTATCCCACATCTCCAAGGTGGTTCTGTAGTTAAGGTAGATGTTGCAGAAAATGCAATCGATTTTAGTGAACCTTTAGATATTGTCACTATTCACCATTCTCAAGGATTTGATATTGACTTTATAACCATCAGTGGAAATTCTATTACTTTAGAACTTTCCAATGCAGACATTTTGACATCTGGAATTACAACAGTGTTCCCATTTGCTCCTGGAGATGAAATTTATGTCGAAGGATGTAGGTTGACCAATGATACAGATCACTTGGCAAACTATAATTCAGATGCTTACGGTTATAAGTTCTTCAAAGTAACTGGTATCAGTACAACAAATAATACTGTTACTTACGATATGACTGGTATTTCTACCGGCACATTTGGAACATATGCTGATGATATTACACTTGGTTATGTGGTCAATAAGAAGGTAGTACCACAATTTGAAATGATACTTAAAGATGATGTTAAGTACTTATCCAATGAGAAGGTATCTGCAAACACGTATACCGCTAGAGTTATGGAAGATGGTTGGGATAATGATCTAAACCAACTTAGACTCATTGATTCCTTTGGTAATCTGCGTGTTGGTGATAAACTTTCGGGAGAGAGTTCAAAAGTTATCGGTACTGTTGAATATAGAAGTATATTTACTCTCAAATCCACTTTAGGTATTTCTAGAGATAAGGTTGGAACTTACGATAATTCTGTTGGTATTTTAAATGATTTCCAACAGAGAATCTCTGATAACTTCTACTACCAAAAATTTGCATATTCTATCAAGAGTAATCTCAGTTATGATAAGTGGAAAGAACCAGTTAGATCTCTTGTTCACCCATCTGGATTCAAAGAGTTTTCTGATTATGAATTAATTACAGAACCAACTTCGGCTGAAGTTGTTGCAGGTATTGCAAAGTCGGAAAATCTAAAACCAATTGTAGCTGATAACAGTTCAAGTCTTTTAGTCAATATTGATACTGTAACTTCAGTAAATGAAGAAATTAACTTTAATATGGTTTATGAGGAAGATAGACTTCCTGATGGTTCTGTTCAAAAAGTCTTCATGGATGGCGGCATTCCATTGAAGAGTTACATTCTTAGCAAAACCAATAAGGTCATTAAAATTGATGATATTTCAGATCAGTTTGATGGATCTTCAAAACAAGAGTTGAGGGGTAGATATGCAGATGCTTCTGATTTATTAGATCTCAATAGACAGTTTATTATTGATGAAGTTCATGCTAAGACTTTATATAATTACACTGGACTCACTACTGATGTAAGTTATGATGAAACTGAGTTTAAATCAAAAACTGGAAGAGTTTTAGATGCTGTTTCTCATGATTTAAAATACAATTCTAATAATGAAACTGTAGGTATTGCATTTACTTATTGGAATGCTGGATCTTTTGTTGGTGTTAATACTGTAGAAACAGTTTATGGTTACAATTACATGAGATTCCTAGGTCAATATGTAATTAATAATCAAACGCCACCAACTTATTATCAATCAGGAACACCACAATTATTTAATTTCAGTGTTTCTCAAGATTATGCAAATGATTACTTTGTATTGAATCATGATGCTAGAGATTTAATTGTTAATAATAAAGATGAGATTCTTGATAAGTCTTTAGCATCAATTGCAATTCCATATCCAACATTTATCTTCCCAGGAAGTACTAATGATGAAGAACAAAATAGATATGCAATTGGTTATAAACTGATCAAAGAAAATGAAAATGAAATTGTAAATCTCGCATACAGTCAAACTGTTGCTACTTATTCTGGTATTGGAACACTAGAGAATCATGCAAGAAAACAAGTTCGTCATTTTGTAGATGCAGTTGCTACGGACTTGTTTACTGGGGGAAATCGTTATACAAGAAAAGAAACTGAAAGGTACTTTGATGGTCCATATCCAGATCCAACTGAACTAGTTGGTGGAGCTGCTGAAACTATTTTCTTATTAGATCAAGCTAAGACACAAATGCGAGTAGCTGTCAGGAATGGTCTTGGAGTAACTTATGCAGCTAGTTTGGGGCCATCACAATATGGTGGTTCTGGTGCAGATATTCCAAACACTAGTAATAATGCTTGTCAAGATGTACAAAATACCATTATTACATTATCTGCAATTGTTACGGGACCTGTTGGTCTGGCAACTATCAATAACTTAGTAATTCTCAATCCTGGCACTTATACCGCAGGTGCTCAGAAGTGTTATCGAGATCTTAAGTATATCGTTGATGGTGTTGCTCAAGATATTGCATATGACACTAACCAACATACCGTAAGAAACACTAAGTTCTACTTTGATGCACAAGGTAATCAGAAAACTGACGGTCTTGTGTATGAAGAAGCCGAATCTATCCATGTGTTTAGAACTGCCATGGATTATATGAAGAAGGCAGTTAGAAATGAATTGTATTATACCGATAATACTTTAGTACCATTATCCGAATCTGCTGTTGGTGTCGGTTCCAGTGCGTATACTGCATCTATTCAAACTGATATTGAGAATCTTGTTGGAATTTTAACTGTTGCAATTGGAAATAGCAGTCTTTCTCAAATTCCTACTGTTGGATTTGGAACTGGTGATTGTGCAGACGTTAGATTCGCTCTTCGGAACTATGTCGGTATTGTAACTAATATCATCGGCATTGGTACAGATCAGGCTCCTGGAATTACAACATATCCGTCATTAACAAAAGGTGGAATTATTGTTGGACTTTCCACGTTTAAGTTGACTTCTGGCGGTACACCGTTATTTAAGAGAGTATTTGATTCTTCAGATACAAACATAGTCGATGTTATTAGTGATAAATTTACTTTAAATAACCACAACTTCCAAACCGCACAAGAACTAATTTATAATCCTCTGGGTGGCACTCGAATTGGTATAGCGACAACTTCTTACACAACAGGGCCAAAAGATATTCTTATGGAGATGAATCTCCCTAATGGCACTGCAGTTAGAAATAACGGTTTAGGTCAACCTATTGATCCTATTACTGGTGTTGCAACTGTTATGGTTCCTGCTCCTGGGACAAATGTTACCAAATTATATAATGATGTTACTGGTACTGGTAATACTAACGGAGTAAATTGTGTATTAGATATTATTCAGGTTTTTGGTGCGGATACTAATGGTGTTGCAATTTCTACAGTTGCATCTCTTGTTACTGGTGGTTCTCAGTTTGGTGTTGGAGAAACGGTTACTATTTCTGGAGACCAGTTAGATGGAACATCTCCAGCAAATGACTTAACTTTCACTGTTACTGCAGTTGGTCCAACTAGAATCCAAGGAGAAGCGAATAATACTTATTCCGATATTTCTGGAACTTCAACAGTTGGAACTGGAGCCTCATTTACTATTTCTAGAAATAATACTGGAGAAATACTTGAAGTAGTTGCTTCAAAAGGTGGTTCTGGATATGCAACTACTTCGGTTATTACTATTGCAGGTACATCATTGGGTGGTTCATCTCCAAACGATGATATTACCGTTACTCCTTTGGTTCTTGGATCTAACGTTCTTCCCGATAAGGTATTTGTATATAAAGAAAGTGAATCCGAGATTAAGTTGTCTGGATTTAGTACTTCCGTATTTTTCAATCTAATTAGTCCTGGTGGAGGAAATGCATCTCTAACACTTGTTGACCCCAATCCATCTACAAGTATTGCAATTGATGGAATCGTTCAAAATCAATTAAGAAGAAAGAATTTGCAATTAACTTTGGGTGAGTCAGTTGGAATCAATACAACAACTCTTCAAATTTCTTCTGGTATTAACTCTGTGGTGAATGGTGATATCATTAATATAGATGATGAATATATTTTAATTAAGAGTGTTGGTGTTGTTGGTGATGATGTCATTGAGATTGAAAGAGAGTACCTTGGTACAACAGGTGCAGCACACACTATTGGTGCTGGAGCTACGGTACTGAGTGGTGATTACAATATTGTAGGAGATACACTATTCTTCACCACGCCACCCTACGGAAAACAGGGTCCAGTTGGTCTTGAGACTGGTTCTACTTTTAATGGCAGGGCGTTTAGTAGAAGAATGAATCCAAACTTCCCTGAAGATAAGAATGTCGTTTTTGATGATATTTCTTTGTCGTTTACTGGTATCGCAGCAACTGAATTTACACTCAAAGTTAATGATGAAACTACTACGACGGCATTTAATGATGTAAATAAGGGAACCGATATTAGCAACAATCCATTTATATTCATTAATAATGTTTTCCAGAGACCTAAAAAAGATTTTACTATTGATGGATCTACTGAAAATAAACTAAAGTTCCTATCTGGTACTCCTAATGCAGGTAGAATTTCTAGAGTTGCAATAACTACTGGACTCGGTTACATGGTTCCTGTTGGAGCTGCAGGTAGTATTCAGGTTGATGCAAATGGAGGAATCAGTACAATTACTGTGGAAGGTTCAGGTGCTGGATATCAATTCCCTCCCGCTGTAAGTATTGCGTCTTCACTTGGTTATGGGGCAACAATCACTGCTAATTTGGGAGCCGGTGGTACAATCACACACTTTACATTAACTGGTATTGGTACTGATTATACAAACAATGCTCAAGTATTAATCACAAGTCCTACTGGTTATTCTAACGTTGATTTACATTATGCTGGAGTTAGTACAGGTGTTGGTATTGATGCAACCGCAAAAGTTACTATTGGTGTTGGTTCCAGTATTATTGATTTCCAAATTGATGATCACGGAAGAGGTTATAGAGTTGGTGACAAACTCAAAGTTCCCAATCTGATTGTTGATCCTAATGCTGGAACATTTGAAGAATTCCAAATCGAAGTCAAAGAAGTAGAAACTGACAAATTTGCAGGATTCTATCCTGGACAGTTTATTCTGTTTGATGACTTCTCCTCACAATTCAATGGATTTAGAAAGAAATTTACTCTAACAATAACAGAAAATGGAGTTACTGATATACGCAGTCTGAGAACTTTAGACGGTTCTGATCTATTAATTGAAAACAATTTATTCATCTATATCAACGATATTCTCCAAGAACCACAAAAGTCATATACTTTTAGAGGATCTAGAGTTATCTTTACTGAGGCACCAAAACCAAATTCTACATGTTCAGTATATTTCTTCCGAGGATCAAGTGCTGATGTTGAAACTGTTATTCCTCCAAAGACTATAAAAACGGGTGATGCTGTAGTAATCAAGGAAAATAGAGAAGATCCTATTGATAGAGATCAATTTGAAAGAATCGTTAAGAGAATTAATGCATCTGATGAATTTGATACTTTCTCATACGCAAGTATTGGTATTGATACAAATCCATCTAAGATTAGACCTCTAACTTGGAAAAAACAGGAAAATGATAGAATAATTAATGGTAATGTTATATCCAAATCTAGACCAGGACTTTCTGGTAGAATTCATCCTTTTGCTAGAATAATTAATAACGTTAATGTCGGTGATGACCACATTTATGTGGATAATGCATTCCCAATCTTTACCGAAGTTGATACTTTAAGTGAAGATGACAGAAGTGTCTTTATTGTTGAAGATAGAGACACTGTTGTTGCAATTGCAACTGCTGTTGTTTCTAGCGCTTCTACAGTATCATCTATTATTATCTCTGGAGGTGGTGCGGGTTATGCGTACACAAATAGTCCAGTAATTACTATTTCTTCTTCATCAATTGAAAGTAAAGATCCCATTAATGATTGGAAAGGAACTGTTGGTATAGGTTCCACGACCATAACATTCTTAGACATTGAAAAGGGCAATGTTTCTATTTCCGTAGGTAATAGTTCTAGATATGCATTTAGTGGTGGATCTGAAGTTTGGTTTGATGGTAGTATTGGTTATGGTGGAACAATTGTCTTTAATTCTGTCGCAGTTGGGGGAACCAACATTTACTTAACTGTGGGTGAATACGGATATATCAATAGAACTATTGGATATGGTCAAACCATTGATACTTCATGGGTTGAGTGTAGTCTTCTTGAGGAAAGAATTGAACCTGCTACTGGACAAATTGATATTGAATTTAGTAATTACGGTCAAGCTGGTCAATCATTCAAGGATGCTGTTTATTCTTCAACTTTAGACTCTTGGGCTGTTGTTGGAACCGCAGGATCAATTTTCTCTGCGGTTGGTTTGGGATCTACTTCATTCAGAAGCAGATTCTCTAATACTACTCAAGATATTAATAGCGTAGTTACTTCCAGAGAAGGATTTGTCGCTGTCGGTAATAATGGAACTATTATCAAGAGTGTAAATGGTACTATTTGGGAAAGAAAGCAGGTCACCGCACAAAACTTGAATAAGGTAATATATCATGGATCTACCTATGTGATTGTAGGATCAAATGGAACGGTATTGAAGGGTACTTCATATACTAATATTGCAGAAGTTACAAATAATTTGACAACAGAAATTACTTCTATTCAATATGATGAATTATATGTGGCAATTGATGTTAATGGTGATGTATTCTATTCCTCAGATCTTGAGTTCTGGAACAAGAAAGAAATCACTGCATTTGGATCTAATTCTCCAAAAGATTTATTATTTGTTCCTGAATATGGTAATGATGGAAGATACATTGTAGTTGGTTCAGGTTCTACGATCATGTTCTCTGATCAAAAAGTCAATAGAGCAACCGCAGAAACATCTCAGACTAATGGAATTGTAACTTCTATTACCGTCACCAATGGTGGATTTGGTTATTCCCAGGATAATCCACCTTCCGTATTGATTGAGAGTCCTATCATCAAGAGAGAAAAACTTTCTTCCATTAAGGCAAAAGGTGATTTTGGTACAATTATCGGAATTAATACCTTTAGTTCTGGAACCACTGGAATTGGTACTACTACACCTAAAATTGACTTTGTTCTTAAATCTGAAAATTATGATAATTCTAATCTTGGAATAGGTTATTCTTCATTAAATACTTTTGGTGTTTCTGCAAGTCAACTTGAAAAAGGTGATTTCTTTATCATTCATGGTAGTAACGTCTCTATTGGTGCCGCACTAACTGGTATTACAACATTTAGTGGACTTAATGGAATGGCCAATTATCCAAATTCTAAAGTTGGTACTGCTACGAGTTTCATCGATGGAGTATACAGAGTTGAAAGTGTAACAACAGCAAACTCTGGTATCGTAACAGTTACTTGTAATTTTGCACCTAATGATTATAACGTTGCAGGCGCTTCTCTCAAAGTATACAGAAGAGGTGCGGATGTAAGTGGAGTCAATACTAATCAGTTCTATGGTTATTATTCATGGGGTAAGATTTATGATTTCAGGAATAGAATTTTTGGAAATCCACAAGAGTTTACCGTTGAACGTGACAATGGAATCGTTGGAATTGATACGTCAGCGAAGATCTATAGAACTAGGTCAATTTAATTCAATAAATACTAAGAAGGAAAACCCCTGTTTGTTCTAAAATGCCTGCAATTATATCGGATCAATTCAGAATTCTCAACGCCGAGAACTTCGTAAAGAACATTACCGGCGTTGCGAATACTACTGATAAGTATTATACGTTCATTGGTATGCCTAATGCCTTAGAACCGACGGCAGGGGGTGCTGCGGATTGGACTACTAACACTCCCTCTCCCTTGGATGGGTTTAAAGAAGAAAGTGAAATAAAACAATCTATTATTGCGATGAAACAAATTACGTCTCAAGACGTAAGAAGATTGGTTAGAAAGGTAGAATGGGTTTCTGGTACTACCTATGAAATGTATAGACATGATTATACAGTTTATAATCGAACACCAGTAAATCAATCAACTTCTTTGTATCAGTCAAATTATTATGTTATAAATGATGATTTAAGAGTTTATATTTGTTTACAAAATGGAACAGATCCAGAGAACCCTTCTGGAAAACCATCGTTTGACCAACCAGACTTTATTGACTTGGAACCAAGGGCTGCAGGAACCTCTGGTGATGGTTATGTTTGGAAGTATCTTTATACTATCAAACCTTCTGAGATTGTAAAATTTGATTCTATTGAATATATTCCAGTACCAGAAAATTGGGGAACTTCTGGAGAAAGTATTTCTACTAAAAGTAATGCTATTGCAGGAAAAGTAGAAACTATTCTCATTGAAGATAGGGGATCTAACTATCAACCAATTTCAACATCATTCTCGAATGTTCCTATTTTAGGTGATGGTAGTGGAGGTAAAGCAACTATTACTATTGACTCCTTTGGTAAGGTATCAGAAGTATTCGTAACTGACGGAGGTAAAGATTATACTTACGGAACTATTCAGTTTTATCCAGGTGCTCCAGAAACAGATAGTGGAGAGGCTTTAGGTAATTTAGCAAATACAGGAATTGGAACAACTTCATTTGCATCATTTAATGTTGTTATGCCACCTAAAGGTGGTCATGGTTTTGATATTTACAGAGAATTGGGTGCATACAGAGTTCTTTTATTCTCAAGATTTGAAACTATTGAAACAAATCCAGATATTATTTTAGGTAATGATTTTGCAAGAGTTGGTATTTTGAAAAATCCAACTATATTCGGAAGTGATAGTGAAATATTAAGTCAGAATATGGTAAGTGGATTGGGGGCTCTCAAACTGTCTGGAGTAACTACTGCAACAACATATGCAGTTGACTCTGTAATCAAACAAACTGTTGGTTTGGGATCCACTGCGATTGGATATGTTGCATCTTGGGATAAAACTACAGGAGTATTAAAATACTATCAACCAACTGGACTTGCTTCTAGTGAATCTGGATTTAAGATTATCCCATTTACCGCATCACCTGATACTGGATATGGAGTTACCATCAATTGTTCATCAATCGTTGGACCAGCATTATCGATTGACACTGCATTTCAAGGTGTAACTACATCAATAAATAATAAGATATACCAATTAGGT